TTTGATAGGAGTGAATGAACATGGTTAACAGGAGTGAACAGTTGGGTTGGCTAGAAGATACTGATGACCTCACAGGTCGGGTATCTCGGGGTCAACCTATGGGAAAAAGAAAATGATTCATTATCATGGTCTTCCAATAACACCGACAACAGTATGCAACTATGCAATAAACGCTGGTCATGCATTTGTTTCTTTTGCACATCCAGAACAATTATCCACAGCAATTGATGTAGCGCAGTCTTTTGCTTTGGACAATGGTGCTTTTTCAGCCTGGACAAGTGGAAAACCAATTACAGATTGGACACCATATTACGAATGGGCTGATGATTGCAGAAAAGTCCCATCTTGTGACTTTGCTGTCGTACCTGATGTAATTGATGGCACAGAAGCAGAAAACGATGCCATGCTTGATGATTGTCCTTTGCCAAATTGGTTTGCTGCTCCTGTTTGGCACATGAATGAGAGCATAGAACGGCTTTTAAGACTTGCCAGAAACTATCCAAGGGTGTGTTTGGGGTCTGCTGGTGAGTATGCCGAAATAGGTACTTTTCATTGGTGGTCAAAAATAGGTGAGGCCATGAGAGCCATTTGTGATGACAAAGGCAGACCTATGTGCAAGTTACATGGTCTTAGGATGCTTGACCCTGCAATTTTTACAAAACTGCCACTTGCGTCTGCTGATTCCACCAACATAGCCCGAAACATTGGTCAAGACAACAAATGGAAGTCTGGCAATTATTTGCCCCCAACTAAAGAGTCTAGGGCACAAGTCATGAGGGCAAGGATTGAGGCTCACAATGCGCCTCCATCATGGGGGTTCCATCAGGTTGAGCAAGGGATGCTTTTATGAATCGTTATACCTATAAATTCACATCGATATGTCCAGTTAATGAAAAGAAAATTTCATATCAGTTGATCATTGAAACAACACAAACAATCAAAGTAGAGGACATTATGGGCTTCATAGAAGATAATCACAAACAATCATTCCATGAAGTTATTGCTGATGACCTGATTGACTGCTTTCCCGGAGAGCACTATTTGGTTGCTGAACATCACGGCGTTTTAATTGAAACTTGGAGAAAATGATGTATTCGTTGCTATTCGTAAGCGCACTTGTTGCTGCTAACATTTCTATCGCCATTTTTGGCCCTTGGATCAGTCCTATCAATGCTTTTCTATTGATTGGCCTTGATTTATCAATCCGAGACAAGTTACATGATCAGTGGAATGGAAATCCATACAAAATTGGATTATTGATTCTAATTGCAGGATTGGTTAGTTATCTTCTAAATTCATCAACTGGCATCATTGCCATTGCAAGTGTTATTGCTTTTTGCATGAGCATGATTGTTGACTCACTTGTCTATCAGTTGATGAAAAACAAAAAATGGTTAGTTAGATCAAACTCAAGCAATGTTGCTGGTGCTGCAACAGATTCACTTATTTTCCCCACTATTGCTTTTGGTGGTTTGATGTGGGAAATTGTTTTGCTTCAATTTGTAAGCAAAGTTGCAGGTGGGTTTATTTGGTGTCACTTGATCAATAGGAGTCAAAAAAATGTTGTTCCCGAGTCAATTCGATAAATTTTGGCAAACATGGCCTAGTTCCCCAAGAAAAGGGGCTAAGTCAGAATGTCAGAAAAAATGGGCAAAACTGGGCTGTGATGCTGAGTTTGAGCAGATCATCAAACATATCGAATGGTTAAAGACCACAGATCAATGGTTAAGGGGCAATGGGTCGTTTATTCCTGCTCCATTGGTCTATTTGAATCAAAAGCGGTGGGATGGTGCAGAAGTGCCTGAAATCAAACCACCGACTGCAAAAGATGAAACGCTGATCAAGATTGAAGAAAGTCGCAGATCAGCAGTCCCGATGCCTGAAAACATCAAAGAACGCTTGAAACAACTAAGGGGAGTAATGTGAATGAGTTGGCTTTATTCGCAGGCGCTGGTGGGGGAATACTTGGGGGCAAACTCCTTGGATGGCGAACAGTCTGTGCAGTCGAATGGGAAGCCTATCCAGCTAGCGTATTGTGCGCCAGACAAAATGACGGACTTCTCCCGCCTTTCCCGATTTGGGATGACGTTCAAACCTTTGACGGAAAGCCGTGGCGAGGAATTGTTGACGTTGTATCTGGAGGGTTTCCTTGCCAAGACCTCTCAGCAGCGGGAGCAAGAGCCGGACTTGATGGGGCAAGATCGGGGCTTTGGAAAGAAATGGCAAGGGTGGTTGGCGAAGTACGACCAAGATTCGTGTTCGTGGAAAACAGCCCAATGCTCGTTAATAACGGACTCGGTAGAGTGCTTGGAGACTTATCCGACCTCGGGTTTGATGCGAGATGGACTATTATGGGAGCAAACGAGGTTGGCGCTCAACACAACAGAGACAGAATATGGATTGTTGCCCACGCCAACAGCAAGGGACTTCAATGGACACACAATAACCAAAAAAAGACCAAAAGGGTTCAACAAAGTGCTACCCAATGTGTTCAAGCTGGAGTTCCAATTACACGGGCAATGCTATCCACATCCTACTTTCAGCGAAGGTCTGATGCTATGGCCCATTGGATGGACAGACTTAAAGCCATTGGCAATGGACAAGTCCCATTGTGTGCAGCAACGGCCTTCAGAATCTTGAGCCAAGACCTATGAACATCCAACAAGCAAACCGAATCCTTGATGAACACAAAGAAAGACATTGCCACTCCATGCTCACAGTCACCAGAGCCTTGTGGATCACAGGGGATTTATCAACAATGGATGAACCATTGTCTGAGACTTGCCAAGAATCCAGGCTGGAAAGCACAAATCTGGTGGACAGTGCAGGATTTGGATGCTGATCCATCAGGACTGTTTACAGGCTTTAAAGAAGAGTTTTTAAGAAGGGTGAAGGAATGAATCCATTTAAGATCACAGAGCCTACTTGCATCAGTTTTTCTGGTGGCAGGACGAGTGCTTATATGCTCTATAAAGTTCTTGAGGCTCACGACATGAGCCTGCCAGATGATGCTGTTGTGTGTTTTGCCAATACAGGCAAAGAAGATGAAGCAACCCTGAAATTCGTTCATGACTGCGAGACTCATTGGAATGTGCCGATAGTTTGGCTTGAGTTTCAAATGCATGATGAATCCTCTAAAAGATTCAAAGTTGTGACTTATGAAACTGCAAGTCGCAATGGTGAGCCTTTTGAGGCAGTCATCAAGATGAAGAACTATCTTCCAAACCCAGTTACTCGTTTTTGCACAATCGAGATGAAGATCAGAACCATATCCAACTATCTTCACTCAATCGGCATGACCGACACAAGAAGTCATGGGGAAACTATGTCATGGGTTGGCATAAGAGCAGATGAGCCTAGAAGATTGGCTAAGATTGGTCGAGACAGAGCGCCACTAGCCGCTGCTGGAGTTACCAAGGAAACCATAGCGGCATTTTGGAAGCAACAGGACTTTGATCTTGGACTGCCAAACATAAATGGGGTTACATATCATGGCAATTGTGATCTTTGCTTTCTGAAGGGTCAGAGTCAAATATTCAGCTTGATCAGAGAAAAGCCAGAGAGGGCGATTTGGTGGGCGAAAATGGAGTCTACTTCTCTTGCAAGCAAGCCCTCTGGCGCAGTTTTTAGGTCAGACAGGCCTTCTTATGCTCAAATGCTGAAATTCTCTCAAGAACAGACCGATATGTTCATGGGTGATGACGAGGCAATTGCCTGTTTTTGTGGGGATTGATATGATTTACTGCGGCGTTGATAACTACAAATCTTTTCATGGCTACTTTGTTGGGCCTGATGGTATTATTTTCAACAAGCATTGGAAGATGATTTTTCCATTTGATGACAAAGATGGCTACAAACGAATTCAGGTTTGGATTAACAAAAAGCCAAAAAAAATCCACTTACATAGGCTTGTTTATATGGTTTGGGTTGGCGAAATTCCATCTGGCATGGTTTGTTGCCACATCGACAATAACATTCTTAATAATCACTGGTCAAACCTAAGAATTGATACACAAAAAAATAATATCTACGACAAGTTAAAAAACAACACTTGGCAAGCTGGCGATAGTCACCCATCAGCAATTTATTCAGACAGCATCATTGAAGACATCCAACATCATTGTTTGAATTGGACAAGAAAAACGGCATCTATGTTGCGTAAGAAATACAACATACCAAACACAATAATTTACGATGTCAGACGAGGGAAAAGAAAAACCAGAGAGCAAAGAATTGCAGAAAGGTTATCCAAATGACCATTTACTGTGCAGTCGATCCTGGTCTTGTCAGTGGTGCAACAGCCGCCATTGACAATCACGGCAACTTTATCGGGGCGTTCTTTATCGAACATCAAGACAAGCGAATCCTGCCCATTGTCTTTAAAAACTCACTTTTGAAGCTGATCGACCCAAAAGAAGGGGCAGAGATAGCCATTGAGAACGTCCACTCTATGCCTGGGCAAGGAATAGCCTCTACTGCCCGTTTTATGAGGGCTGTGGGCGTTATAGAGGCAGTCTGTGAGCTGACTCGTTACCCTGTTCACTTTGTAGCCCCCCAGACTTGGAAAAAGTATTGGCACTTAACCAGCAACAAAGATGAAAGCCTTGATGTGGCAAGGATGATCTGGCCTGAAGCACCATTAAAGCGGAAAAAAGATCACGGGGTGGCTGAGGCTTTGCTGATAGCCGATTACTGGAGGCAGGTTCACCAAGGGGTTAAGCGTGAAAACAGTCCTATTCCAAACCAAGTTAACCCCATCTGAAGCCGAAATCCTGCGAACCTTGGGCAATGGTGTAAGGGCTGAAGGGTTCAGGGTGGCGATGGGTTGGGTGTCGCATTTTTACAATTTGGGCTTGAGGGATGACCTCAATCTGGACTTGGTTGGACTGGCTGTCAGGGTCAATCCAGAATTGACGCTGAAATGGGAGGACTACCAAGCCCTAGAAAATGCCTCTAAAACCGATTTAAACGCCCTACAAGACGATTTTATGGGGCTGGGAGACAATGTTGAAGGGTAATCCATGCCGATAGTGTCTACAAACGCCAAAAAACGGGCTTTTTTGCTCAAAGTTTATGGGCATCGTTATGAAAAACACTATTCAAGCCGACCAGGATGCTTTTATTGTGGGGATAAGTGGACAGATGTCGACCATTGTCCGCCCCTATCTTGGGTTGAGGCTAAGGACATAACATGGTTCAAGTTGCGAAAAATAGGGTTCTGGCTTGTCAACTCATGCCATGAATGCAACATAACATTGTCAAACCATGCTTTGTTTACATTGCAAGAACGGGCAACTTTTATCAGGCATAGGCTTGAGGAAAAGGCCGAAAAATTCGTTTTTTGGTCAAATGATGAGCTTGAAGAAATGTCGCCAAGATTTCAGAAAAGCATAAAGGCCAGGATGCAGATTCAAAACACTATGGTAGAGCGCATCCAATTCGCCCAAGAACTTCAATTCAGGGCAGAGGACTTCCCTGCATAGCATCATGGG